CCCACCACAACATACCATGACACCCGACGCTCCAACACCTGACGCTCCTATTGCAACGCCAACGCCCGCCCCGGCTCCTGCCCCGGCCCCATCGCCAGCGCCAAAACCCGATGACTCCCCCACTCCCACCTTGGAACAGGCAATGGACTCCATCGACCTTTCCACGATGACCGACGACCAGATTGCCGCTTTGGAGAGCGGCGATGGCGAGCGCGTGCGTGGTGCCCTTGGCATCAAGGACGCGCCCGCCCCAGCCCCATCAGCCAAAAAAGATGAGCCAGCGCTGCCCGCCGCAGAGGATGCGCCCCACCGCATCTCCGTGAAGGCTCTCCCGGCTGAGGATCGCGTGAAAATGGTGAAGGTTCTCGACCTTGTGCGCGGCGGCAAAAGCACGGCGGAGGCGATGGCGCAAATCTTCGGAACACCGGCAGCGCCGTCACCCAAGGCAGACGAACCCGCGCCCCCGGTTCTTGCTCCTGCCGTGCCGGAGGTGGTCGCCACCGCCCAGGCTGCCGTTGACGCCAAGCTGGCCGAGATCAAGCAGCTTCGCGCCGAGTACGCCGACACAACCGACGCCATGCTCGAACTGACAGACCTCAAGGTTGCTCTCAATGAAGCGAAGCGCGAGGCCGCCACGCTGGCGCAGTCGCAGGCACAATTTGAAACCGCCCAGGAAGCCAGCCGCTCCCGTGCCTTGGACAAGTATGCCGACCTCATCACCGACTCAGGCGACTTCATGGACTACTGCGACGCCGAAATTGTGCTTGCAGAACGCAAAGACGATCCAATCCTGAACAGTCCTGACTGGCCTGAGAAGATTGGGCAGCGGGTTGCCGACAAGTATTTCAAGGGACGCGCCGCGCAGAGCAGCGATTCACCTGGAGACAAGTCAACCGTTCCTCCCGCACCGCGACAAACGATGCGCCTCCCTGGAACACCTATCGGGGACAGTTTCGCTCCCGGCACCCTGACGCCCGAAACGGCGTTCGCCGAAATCGACAACCTTTCCTCCGAAGAATCCGACGCACTGCTCAAAGAGCTGTCGGTTCTCGAAGAACGCCAGCGCAGGCGCTTTTAGAGGACTGATGGGCAATGGGGGTGAGTCACACGCAAGCCAACTTCATCACCCCTTTTTCCCATGAGCAATCCCGACTATCGTCAGGCATCCATCGTGCAGACGCTCAGCAATGCTGTCGCTGCCGATCCCTCAGTCGTCGCAAAAGTGTGGGCGCAGCAGCTCCGCAAGGGCGCTCGCTCCGTTGACGACTTCTCCAAATTTGAAGGCCCGGAAGGTTCCGGCAAGCCTTTCATCGTCCGCAAGGACTTGACCAGCGCCAATGCTGGCGACGAGATCAAGTTTACCGTCATGTCTCAGCCTCGCGGCCCTGGTGCCCGTGGTGAAACCCCTCTGCGTGGTCGCGAGTCCAGCGTCGATTTCAAGACGTTCGGCTGCATCGTGGACTACTGGCGCGACGCCGTGAAGTTCACGAAGAAGGAACTCAAGTTTATGGCTGCCGGTGGTGGCGTCAAAGCCGCCGTGCTCATGCTTCTCCGCGAGAAGCTGGGCCGCCGCCGCATGAATGACATGAAGATGGCGCTCAAGCTCCAAGGTAACAGCAACACCATTTACCCGAATGGCCGCAAGACCCTGGCAAGCCTGAATGCCCTCGACACTATCACACCATCCGGCATCACCAACGCGATCCCGCAATGGCGTCGCCTTGGTGGTCGTTCGATCATCACCCATTCCAAGCATGGTTCCCCGGTTTACAAGCCGATGGTGTATATTCCTGACGCGGCGATTGCCAACATCAAGAACAGCACCAGCTACGAGCAAGCCGCGCTCCATGCCGCTGAGAAGAGCGACGAGAACGCGCTGTTCTCCGGCATTCTGCTGGACTGGAACGGCGTGGGCCTGTTCGAACATGCCTCCGTTGACCCTGAGAACGACCAGATTGCCGATCCGCTCGCGCCCCGCGCCGTGCTTTCGACCGGCTTTGGCGTGGACTCGGCGGCCAATGCCTGCGTGCTCAAGAGCCATGCCACCGACACTCTCACGCCGTTCATGGCATGGTTGGGCGGCTACGCCTACGAGTGGTATGAGAACCAATCCTCTTCCACGCTGACGACTGCCCCTGGTGGCGTCGCCTGGACGACTTGGTATGCCAGCATCACGGGTGCCACCTACTACGGTTGGCTCATCAACCCCGATGGTTCCGTGGGCTTCGTGTCCTGGCTCGGTAGCGACAACAACGGCAACAAGATCGTGCTCAACGCGATCCTGAACCCGGACAACACCAACGATGCTTCGGGCCTCGGCGTTGACACGCTGGGCAACTTTGTAGCGACTGGTGATGCTTGGGGTCTGAACACCGCTGGCAACGCTTACACCCGCGCCGCAGGTGGCACGGGCGCAACGTCGAACTGCTCGCCTGACTTCACCTGGACGGCTGAGTTTGACGCTGGTGCCTACATCATTCCTTGCAACGCCAATGGCGCTGTGGACATGACTTCTCTGCTCCTTGGGCAGGAAACGGCGATCCGCGCCTACGTCGGCGCTGACGAGATGATCGGTGACAAGGATGATTACTCGTTCGTCAACGGCGGCGGGTATGAAACCATCTTCGGTCAGGCTCCTTGCATCCGCACGGATGGCAAGACCTCCGGTTATTCCGTGATCCGTCACGCTGGTCAGCACCCTGGATTGGAAGTGCCGACACTCTCGGCATAACCAACGCGACTTCGGCGGCCCTGTGAACTTCACGGGGCCGCCTTTTTTCAACCTCAAGCCCTATACCACACATGAAACCAACCTCATCCCTTCTGCCCAACCGGGTAGATTCCAAGATGCTCCTCGGTCGCAAAAGCGAGGGAGACCCCATCGTGATCGTCAAACTGAACGGCGTCGGCAACCTTGCCCCGTTCGATTATCGCGGGCGCGATGTCCGCGCATACGTTTTCCGCTTCGAGAAGGAGCATGGCGCACACGTCCTGAAAGTGCCGCTTTCGCAATGGATGGCAAACAAGGCCGCCGTGGCGCATGACATCATGGATCAGCGCCGTTCGCATCCAGTGATTGTTCTGGTGGAGACGCCTGTTGTCGTGGCCTCCGCGCCATACCCTCCACTGCCCCCAGACCCATTTATTCCAGACATTCCTCAATCGCAGGATGGAGAAGCGGCTAACTCGTCAGGTTCATGCCCTGAAATCGCGGGTTCGAGTCCCGCTCCTGCAACCACTCCCGCCGAAATGGCCGAAGCAGCTCCCGCAAGCGATCCTAACGTGGTTGGGCAGGTCGTCGAAGGGGGCGCTTCGGTCGCCTCGGAAGCGGAAACGCCAGCCAATGAACCAACCCCCTACCGCCTCACCGCTCCTTTGCACGAGCAGGCGTTCGACATCGTGGCAAGTCCTCAGCGCATCAAGCCACTCGCAAAAGCTCTTGGCGTCGAGGAATCCGACCTTCGCGACGCCATCAACTCTCCCGAATCCCGCATCGAGCTTGCCAATGCAGGCTGGGTGCGCCGCAAAGAATAACCTTCATCCCGACCACGCATGAAAAACACATCTGGCATCCGACCTCTTGGGGATACGCTCCTCATCGACATCACCCCTGCGGAGCAACGCACCGCCGCAGGCATCGTGCTCCCCACCGCAGTGCAAGGCGCTTCCACCAACTTTGAGGGCACCATCGTCGAGCTCGGCCCGCAGTGTGAGCGAGCCGAACTCCAGCCGGGCACCAAGGTCTATGTGGGCAAGTACTGCTCCAATGACCTCATTCGAGGAGAACGCCGCTACCGCCTCGCGCCCGAGCACGAAATCGTGGCCGTGCTGGAAGACATCGCGCCCAGCATGCCGGAGCCTGTCGTTACACCCATTCAACCGCACTGACCATGACCGTTCGTGAAGCCGTCAACGCCATGTATCGCTACCTCCGCGAGGAGCAGCGTACCATTCCGTTTGCTGGCGGCACTTACGAAGACCCGCTGCCCGACGCCTTGCAAGCCCTAAACGGCGGATTGCAGGTCTTGAGCGTGGAAACACCCTTGTTCGCAGCCAAACAGCAGCGCAGCGCGTTTTTCCGCGCTCCCGCTGACGTGGCTGTGACGGACTTGGCCGTTGGCGGTTACACCGCAACAGGCACGTTTCCCGCTCACATGGCGGGATGCTGGATCGACCTGCCGGGAGACAGTCAGACCAACCGCATCCTG